CCCCGAGTCACGCCGAAAGAACTCGCGCCCGCAGCCACGCTGCTAAGCACGGCAGTGCTACTCCGGAGCCACGGCGAAGAAGCCGTGGTTCATCCCGAGAGCCTCAGAACCTCTCACGTTGCCTTGACGAAGGCGATGACTGCCATTCTGGGCTGGGTCCAACATTCCGGGACCCAGAATTTCCTTTGTTTAGCGGGGGGCCGGTTCCCCAGAGGAAGGTGGTAGGCGTCTCTCAAACGGAGCAGGCGCCATCCTTTCTTTAACAGCTTGGAGAAGGCCCAATAACCACAGTTACCTGTGGCTTTGGCCTCCTCCCAGTAAGCCTTTCCTTCTTCTGGGTCACGGCGGATCGTCCAGGCGCGATGTCGAAACATGCGCCCTACGGCCCCGTCCCACTCTTTGAGGACCCCACGGGGGACCCCCCTTACCTCTTCCACACCGGCCTTTCGCCAACCGAACCTCTCATTTGTCCGCGGCATCGGGTTGACAGGCAGAGCCTGTCGCCCCTTGCCACTTGGGTTGAAGTAGGCCTGCAAAGGGACCAGACCTGCTTCATGGAGTTGATCCGGCCGGGCCGGTATTCCAAGACCCCACACGCCCCTACCCAACACGTCTACACTGCGTCGATGGCAACGCAGCCACAGGGCAGCAACTTTCCTGCTTGCCCGTTCCCAAAATTTGCTCGGTCTCTGCCACCCGCTCATGAACTTTAGGAAAGCGCCCCCTGACGGGGGCGAATCCCTGGGTAGCAGAGATTTTGCGCGGATCACCGGGCACAACACAGGCTTCTTCCGCCTTCTAGCAAGGAAGAATGTGGAGTTAAGGGAGAACTTGGCTGGATCTACAAGGGTCTTACCCTTGGATAGACGAAGGCCAGTTTCTTGAACTTTCTCCATCCACACTTTCCCGACCTCGGGCCGGCTTCGGAAGACTATGTCGTCCCCGTTAATCACAACGGGCACGCTTCGGTCGCGAACCGCGAAACGGAAGGAGAGGTAATTGCGGAGGCAAAGGAGGGGAAAGCTTAGGTAATTACCCATAAGCTGTCCCCGCGTCTGGCTTACGACGTCACCTTTACCGTACTGCAAGTCGCTCCGAAAACTCGCCATCGCCTTGGCTCGTATATTCCACGGAATCATCCTGGCGTTCCTGAGGATGGTTTCCATGATATACTCCGAGGTCTCGATGTCGAGGTAGTCGGTCGCTGACTCGTAGTCTCCGGACACAAATACCTCACCCTCCTTCCACACGAAGTCCGCGAAACTTCCCTGTTTCGCGTCGCCACGCAGGCACCACTTTTCTTTTGTCAGGCGATCATAAATCGCCTCATGCAGTGGCTTCAGCAACGTCTCTCCCGCGTCCTGGGCGGTCACGACCCGACATTTCCCGTTTTCCTTGACCACGGACACGCGAACTTTAGGGCGTCCGACGAAGGAGGGTTCAAACCTCCATCCGTCAGAGTCCATCGCACATCCGTAGGTTCCGTTCCCAAAGAGAACGGCACGGAGAAATGCCGCTTCGGTACCGGCGAGGTCAGCAGACTGACCTCCTTTCCGACGCGACGTAGAGAGAGTGGCTGAGCCACTTGGGGAGAAGCGGCCGCAGGCGGCTGGGTAAAGAGAGACGTCCCAACCCGGAGGAAAGAGCGAAGCAACTTCCTTCTGAACGAAGCGAAGGAAGTCCGGGTTTTGGGACGGGGGGGAAGAAGTAAGGAGGGCCCTATGTTTGTCGAGGGCCTCACGTTCATTGGCGGAGTCGGGGGACAACACCTTTCGCAGCATGAACAGGCTGCCCGCGAGCGAGAAACTGTCTCGCGGTGAAAGGTGTTGTGTGGCCCCTGACCAAGGGTGCTTTTCCGGGTTTTCAAGGAGTCCCACACAAAATTCCTTGTCCCTCTTGAAATGGCGAGCCTCGCCGAAGAAGGGCGGAAGGTGGCAGTGAGGAATGTCATAGACATCCCTCAACACCTTCTCGACACCCTTGGCGACGCTACTGGGTCCTTCGACCCCATCATGACCAATGCGCGTCATGGTGAGCCAACCGAAGCTGCAGGTCAGCGTTTGACACCTCTAGAC